TCAAGAATCTGTCAACTGTGCGCGCATTCAGCCAGATATTCTAGACGCATTTCGGAAGAACCCATACACGCAAAGTTTGCACAGTTACGTTTTTCCTTGAAAACCACGCTGATTTGAGTTAATGTACACCTTTTTACTTTTTTAATATTATTTTATTATCTATAGTTTTTATATCACCGTACTATAAATAATAATATTCATAAATACTAATAGTCAATATGAAATTAGATTTTGATATTAAACTAGGAAAGTTTGCATTATTTAGCATTCTCGTGATTGTTATACTCTGCGGGTCTTATTATAGTTTATTTGGAATTCGAGAGGGGTTTGAACCAGGCACATGTCCAAAGGGGTGTTGGGGACACAAAATCAAAACGGATGGGAATTGTAAAAGATATAATGTAGAAGACGGATATAATACTTTTTATGTCAAGATTAATCCAATTGCTACGCCGATATCACTTGTTATACCACCCGGAGTTTATACGGGTGAGTCGCTTGCAGCCAAAATGCAAACATTAATTTTAGGTATTGATAACCTGGCTACAAAGAGATTTACATGCAAGTATCTCAACCAACAAATGGAATTTAATTTGAATAATAGTCAAAGTATACAGACAACAGTAACCATCATGTTTGTTCTTGACGCACCATTCAATAAAACTCCATTGGAAAGTTTATTTAAAACGAAACAAATTGTTCTGAAAGGAAACACGCCTAAATTTACCGAGCTTAATTTAACTAATACATTTTTTCCAGAATCATTCACAACACCAACGTTTATTTGTCCGAAAAGATGCATAAGCGGAATTACAATAGATACAGCCTATTGTCAATATGATAGAGACTGTTCGGCTTGTGACAAAGCAACATGTCCAAAAGGTGTTTGTCCTGATCCCGGAACCCCGCCGGTTTTGCCACCGCCATCGAGTTATCAATCTGGCGGCAGCGACAGCACTGGAACCGGCACTGGCAGTGACGGCACTGACGACAGCACTGGCACCGGTAGTGGTAGCGGTAGCGGTAGCGGTAGCGGTAGCGGCGACAGCACCGACAAACCCGATTGTTCTAAAGCCGTATGTTATGCTCAACCGCTTGCCGGAACAAATGACAAATATCCCGACACTCGCATGGACAAGCGCAACAATGAAAAAAATGGATTCTGCGGAATTAACTATACTGCTAAAGGTGGGATGAAATTCATGTTTGGATGTGACTCAACAGAAAAATGTACAACAAGTAATTTAGATTGTAATACAGTTTGCAAACGAGATAGTAATGGAAAAATTATAGACACAACAAAGTGTAAAGAATATCCGTGTACCAAGGGCGTAAATTGGAACAAAGATGAGTGTGTTATAGAAAATCCAGGTGATATTGAGTCTGGTTTTGGTACAGGTTCTATGGATGAATATATGAGCCAATTAATGAAACCTGGTCAAATGACTACGAATCGAATGTATAATTTTAGCAAATCGCGTTATGGATGTGATTCATCTCAATACGGCTGTTGTTCTGACGGATTCACATTCAGAAAAGATGCAAGCGGAAACAATTGTTTTGATTTTCTTCCATATTATAATCCCATTTTATTTAGAGGTGGAGCTTGAATATAACATGTACGTCAGCCATTATATATAATAATATTTGTATATATAAATATAAATATTATCTCAAAATATGTCATATTCTATGTCCAAACAAGATAAAGACATGCTCTATCCCTTTTTTGATTATTATTTTTATTTTAACGATGTTAATGAAACAACAAAATTAAAATCAAAACATACACTTGCAACCGAAATAGTTGATTTTTTTTTACGCACAAGAGGTTATGAACGAGAATCATTAATTGTTCTAGTTGAAAATGAAATACCAGGTTATTTTTTATATACTTCTGGTAAACCAAATTATTTTAATGAGTTAAAAACAAATGAACCGGTTATGCCTGCAATACCTGCAACAGCATTTCAGGAGATGATTAAACGTGATGCTTCGCTTGGCTCTTTGACCACTTCGAAATGGTTAAGACAAGCGCAACAAGGATATAGACAGATTGATACAAAGAAAAAACAGATTGTTGTGCCTACCATCCAAGATTATTTAGTGAATAGACTTGTAACTCCTGGTAAAGCCGCCGCCGCCGCCTTGTTACCATCGGAACGACGAAAAGAGCTTGGACAAATGATAAAAACCCAAGTATTTGATAAAAAAAAAACACTTCCACCACGCATTGATGATTTATTTGAACCACCAGAAACATTGGTACCAATCCAAAGGTTTGAACACATGGAAAAAGAACTTTATATGGCGATTCGTTTGCAAAAAGATTGCCTTGCATGTTTAAGATTAAGTGGTTTTTTAAATAAAAAAAACACTCCTAATATTAGTTTTGAAGTGAAACTTCATGATAAAGATGATGATACTGATTTGTTAATCCAACTACGTTGGGAACGTACTAGTATTTTTGGTGATACTACCACCAGAGACCCTGTTTCTACGAATAGGCGGATAACTGACTGGGCGAGGGCGTGGAAAAAGAGGTTTCCGTCTCGGGGGACAGGTAATCCAGGAACCCTTCCTGGATTTAACCCATATAATAATAGACGCGAAGGCAGCAAAGACTGGGACGGTGAAAAATGGCCTAGTGGTGATGTTCTAGTGGATTTTAATACACAACTGGATAGACAAAAATTCAAAACACCGACTAATGTCTTTGACGAACCTCCATCGGTCCTACCTAGTGATAAACGAGATATATGGGTAAATCGTAGGGAAACGACGCATTCGCCAGGAGGTTTGTTTAAAAAACCTCAAAGAGTAGTATGTAGTAAATTTGAACCTGGTTGTCTTGATGATGATAGTCATGTGATGTTCAGTACAAGTTTGAAAAGACTTTCGGGCCAAAAAAATCTTTGGGACGACAAACCATTATCATCTAGGAGTGAACATTTCACTTGGGAGGATGCTGGTGCCGCTTTTCACACTTCTGTAGGAGTTACAGATGTAGAAACAAGTAAAAAATTTGAAATATTTTGCTTTAGTAATAATAAAAAATCAATAAGAGATACAAAACGCCATGTACCTTATGAGGATGATGTGGTCTATGATGGTTTTGTATTAATTGGACCACCCGCGTCATATTATGAATTTCAAAGGGAAAATCCCTATGAAAATATAAAGGATTATGTAGTTTATATGTGTCTTTTTATATTGAAATTGTGTCAAATAATACCACCACAAATAGGGGACATGAATACAAAAATAGAGACAATTCGACATAATGCAGTGAGACTATTACAAACTTACATACCTGAAAGAGAATGGCCCGATTTACTTGCAACTATGACTTTCGAAACTCCAACTTTTGATGGCGGTGGTACAAAAAAAAACAAATCAAAAAAAAACAAATCAAAAAAAACAAATCAAAAAAAATAAATAAAAAAAAATAAATCACTCATAAAACCCATTCTAGTTAGAGGCGGAGCTTGAACACATAAATGATAATAACATGAATGATTATAAAAACTTATTATTCTATTTAGTATTAAATACAAAATAGAAGTTTATTTAATAAAATGGAAATAATTGATAAATTACCGGATGACATCGTTTTGTATATTTATACAAAAATTCTCAAGAGATATCGGTTTTATAAAGGCAAACTCATCAAACTCATCGATATTGAAAAGTATTTATTTTTAGAAAAATATATTTGTCATCGGATTACCCATTTTTATAAAATTCCTTCAATAGATGCGAATGAAAAAAGATATCGCATAGATTACTGCATTTCAAATGTAAGTGAAATGTACAACAGAAAAGATTTATATATAGATAATGATATGATTTGTATGGAATTAACAGAAAATGAGAATTCAATATATTATGAAATTTCAAGATTTCGGTTTAAGCAGGTTGAATTTTTGAATAAGAACAAAATACCCACAATATATCACAGGGGGGGATTGGCTGATTATGATTGGGAGGTTGTGATTTACTCTTACACGATATAAGTACAAAAAAATGGAATCAATAAAAAAAAGTTTTGTGGTTTTATAGTTTTTTATGGTTTTTGTTTTGTGTGACTTACCTTAAATGCTTACTCCGAATGTTTCTTGAATTTTGACCTTGAATGCTGCTTGGTTTTCAGGTGGAAGCAATCCCATTGCTTCTTGAAATTTGACTTTGACTGCTGCTTGGGTTTCGGGTGAACCGAATAGTTCATGGCTGGGAGAAGACGATGATGATGATGTGGTGGTGGCATCATCACGTGGTGATAGTTCAAGGGGGACTAGTGATTGTGAATGCGAAATTGCAATAAGTAATGGAAGTGATGGTGATGCAAGAGGTGATGGTGGTTCGGGTATGTGTTTTGGTTTGCGGATAACAAGTTTTTGTTTGGCGCTTGGTGCTGGTGTCGGATTTTGAAGTGATGAGAGGGGCAGAGGCAGTTCTGCTGCTGCTCCTCCTCCTGCTTCCGCTTGTTGCGCTTGTTGCGGTTGTTGCGGTTGTTGCGGTTGTTGTGCTTTTGCCTCTTTGGCTTTTGCTTTTCTTTCATCTTCTCTTTCTTTCTTTTTTCTTGCTTCTTCTCTGGCGGCCTCTTCCTTCAAACGCTGTTTTTCTGCTTGAAACATTGAGTAGATGCCTTTGAGATTTTCACAATTCTCATCGATCGAAACTTTCGTCGTGCATGGCTCTGGTTGGTCTTTGAAGTCACCGCCTGGACAATCTGAATACGAATGTAGGAAAACGATTTGTCCATTGAGATCGTTGTGGTCAGCTTTGCGTCCTTCCATTTTGTATCTGTGACGCGACTCAATAAGACGTCCATCATTGTAGATGTTAGCGCGACCTGTTCCTAGACGACGGACACCAAAAGTGGGGAATGCTTTTGAAAGTTCAGGGTGATCGCGTTTGAGATTGTATTCAATTGGCACGACGTCAACACTTTTCCATTTCAGTGGGTTTGAGTTTGAGTACACGATTTCGCATGTTGCGGGGGAGGATTGAGAAAGTTCAAACAACATCGTTTCAAGTGTTTTCCAATTGTGTGTCTTGGAGCTCTGAGTGATGTTCATGTCATCCTTTACGACACTCAGAACGAATTCGGTGTGTTCAAAAACGGACTGGTGGTATTTGGTGGTGAGACGCTCTTTTGTTTTGTCAAACAACTTCTGAGGGTTTGACAAGTATTGTTTTGCGTGATCAGCACCGAAAATTGACATGTCAAAATGCATCTTCATTTGGAGACCGATGTTGTAGTTTTCATCGGTAACAGGGATCTCGACGATAGACTGCCCCATTTTCTCGAAAGTGCTCCAAGGTTGAGAAACTTGGCTCAGGGAATCAGGGTTTCCACAAAGTTTGAAGGTAGCAGTCCATCTCGCTGTTTCGTATTCAGGCATCATTGATGTCATGCCGCGAAATCTGCCCCATGCATATTGATGGTATTTGTCAGAAGAGTTGGAGCTTCCGAATTTTAGGAAGCGATTGAGGTCGGTATATTTTTGAATGCCGACGCCGTTGTCCGTGATAGTAAGTATGCCTGCATGTGGGTCAGTAATATCAAAAGTCATTTCGATCCTGGTCGCTTTTCCCTTGCCGAGTGAATTGTCGGTGAATTCTGTTACACAAAGTAATTGAGAAGGGAAGTCATTCGTGTATGCCACGCGTTCTTTGGCATTGGCGCGCCAGAGTCCGTGAATGTCTTCACTGTAGTTGGCGCTTGATTTTGCCGAGTAAATTGGTATCGCCATATTATTATCGTGTGTGTTCCTTGTCCGTAAACTGATAAGTATTGAAATATATTTTGATTCTTCAATTTATATTTTTTACAGTGTAAAAACTATGTTTTTTTTTGCAAAATCAAATCAAATCAAATCAAATCAAATCAAATCAAATCAAATCAAATCAAATCAAATCAAATCAAATCAAATCAAATCCATCAAATCCATCAATATATTTTATATTTTTCATTGACAAAAATATAAATTGAAAACTTTTTTACTTGTTTTACATTTATCAGTTTCAACCCGACAACATCAACAACAAGTTCAATATGACCGCACAATCAAAGTTGGCATCCGCGTCCGCATCATCCGCCAACACTCCATACTCGCTTACTACTCTCTACATTCCCCGAGTCCACCGCAATCAAATGCACGAGTCATATGTGAAGCGCGTTTTTGAATGCCAAGACATTGCAGTTGTTTTGCGTGTTGATTTTGTGGAATACCAGCACCCAGATGCAAACTTCTGTTTTGCAGTTGTGCACATTCACTTCTGGATTCCCGGCGTCATTTCGAAGCATTTTCGCGAAAGGATTCAATCACAGCGTGAAGCGCGCATCGTGTATTCAGACCCTTCTTATTGGGTTGTTCTTCCTTACACGCAAAAACAAAATATCCAAAAAAAGACGATTCGCGCCGAAGCAAGTCTCGAAACCTGCAGCACCCCGACAACGCCGATTTCATCCTACACGTTTGCACCTGCACCGTTTGCACCTGCACCTGCACCAACAAAAAAATACCAGGATTGCATTTGCGGCTGCGGTGGCTGGGAAGTTGATTGTTCTTCTCAAATCCTTTACAACACGTTTACAGATTCAATTTGGAAAACCACGACAACGACACCACCCCCTGCCGAATCAACATGGAACAACATGGAAGAAAACTTTCGCTTCTACGACCACGACACCAGCAGCGCCCAGTTCGCTTATTAACGAGTATAAGCGCCTGAAACGAAAAAAATAAAAATAAAAACAAAAACAAAAATAAAATAAACTTTTTTTATTTCAATTTGTTTTCATTAAACTATTTCAATTTATATGCATGTTTTTCATTGGTGAAAATATAAATTGAAAACTTAAATATTATATTCATAAAATGTAGTGCTCTCGACTGGATTATCAAATATGCCCTCCGCCGCCCCCGCCGCCCCCGTTTCCGTTTCTTCCCATGCAGCATCCGTTGAAAACATACTCATGGCACGAATGGAAAACATCAACCCAGCTCCAACTACGTTTACCGAAAGCCAAGATCTAGGCGAGTTTCTCGATTTTGCACAACAGTATATCAGCATTGTAGAACCCTCTGACATGTTTGCTCGTCGCATCGTCGCATTTCTCGAAACGATTCAACGTGCTCGAGTGCAGCAGCAAGAACAACCTCGTCCTCGTGTGCAAGTTACGCGCATTGGAGCAAGACGTGTGTTTGCCGACATTACACACGAAGTCATGCAAGAAGAAAACATTGCCGCAAATTTCCGCCACACCTAACAACACTACACAACACACAAAAAACAACACCCAAATCAATTATCCTAACCAAAAAAAAATACAAGACATAAAAAAAAGAAAAAAAAACAAAATTATTTTTTTATACGAATTAATATTTTTTATTTGTTTTTTATCTCATAATCAATATTAATTTATATTCTTTCTCTCTAAAATTAATATTGATTTGAATTATCTTTATAAAATTATTTGTTTACCTGGGGAATCCAACAAGGTTGGCACCGATTCCGAAACCGGCACCGGACCGAGCAGAAACGGCAAGGCTGGGAACATACACGTCTAAAATTGCAAACGTTGCTGCAGCAGACAATGCAATCAGACCCACTTCTTCCAATTTCAGACGTTGTTTGGGAATGGAATATGCAACAATCGCAACCATTATACCTTCAACCAAGTATTTGATTGCGCGTTTTACAAGCTCGCCTAAATCAATAACGTTGTTATACATTTTATATTATATTAAATGAACAGAAAAAAAAATAAAATATATTAAAATATTAATTTTAAATAGTAAATATTAATATTTTGATATATTATTCATAATAATATTTACTATTTAAAATACTTAAATATGATTTGTAATATAATATTATAATATATAATTAAAACTTTTCCTAAATCCTAAAATGAAACCGCGTGGAGTTGAATTAAAGAAAAATAAAGATGGAACAAACAATACGAACTATGTAGATTTACTAGAAGAGGATAAAGCAATTTCTGGTCAAAAATTTGCTTGTTTGTCATTTGTAAGTCCAGAAGAAATTATAAAACAAAGAGAACATTTTTTCTTTGAAGAGTTTCTAAAGCAATGGAATTATAAAAAATCGGTTGATGTAATGCTTCATTTTGTTAGTTTTATTTCTTACAAGTATAATTTGACATTTGAAAAGGTAAATGAAGATTTCCAGGATTTTCTCAAAACCGAACATGAAGCCGTTATGAAATACAATGTGAATGATGATTTTAAAACCTTTGTAGACAGTTATGAGGAGAGACTGGATATTGAATTCAGCGAACAACACGAATTTCAAACATCGGTTAGAGGAATCAAAGTTCGCGGCGTTTTTGCATCGCAGAAGGAAGCCGAGATGCGCTGCAAGCTGCTTCGCGAAGTTGACCCCAACCATGATGTGTACGTGGGTCCGGTGGGAATGTGGGTTCCGTTTCATCCGGATGCGTATAAGACCGGGCGTGTCGAATACATGGAAGAAACGCTCAATCAGCTCATGTCGGAAAAGAAAAAGAATGAGGATAATGCCAAAAAGGAATTTGATAAGCGCGTAAAAGAGGCTAAAGAAAAGGCAATCGAGGAAAACAAAAAGAATGCGGAGAAATCTGGGAATAAACTTACCCAAACCATCAATTCCAAAGGTGAACTTGTAAGCGTGAAAAATCTGTCGGCCGATGATGGTGATGCTGATGCAGGTGAAGATGAAGAAGAGGAGTCTGAAAATGTAACACTTGATGACATCCGCAAACAAATGTTTGATACAGAGAATGTGGTCATTGACAAGAATACGGATCATGGATTGTCGCGTCTTACTGAAAATCAGGCTCTTAATCTTGACAACGAGGATGACATTGGTCTTGATGAATAAAGGTCGAGGTTTGGATTTTACCAATAAAAAATAATTAAATTATGAAATTTTTAATTTATTTATATTATTTATTTATAGTAAAGAATATAAAGCAATATGCAGATATATAATCATCATCTAGACAGATAGAATACAAAATGACAAAAGCAATCGGAATTGATTTGGGAACCACGTATTCGTGCGTGGGCGTTTGGCAGAACGAGCGCGTGGAAATTATTGCAAATGATCAGGGAAATAGGACAACGCCATCATACGTTGCATTTACAGATAGCGAGCGTCTTATTGGAGACGCTGCGAAAAATCAGGTATCCATGAATCCAGAGAATACTATTTTCGACGCAAAGCGTCTCATCGGTAGAAAAATTGACGATGCCAGCATTCAGAGTGATATGAAGCATTGGTCATTCAAGGTGGTTGCAAAGGATGGAGGTAAGCCACACATTCAGGTGGAGTTCAAAGGAGAACAAAAGACATTTTCTCCAGAGGAAATATCCGCAATGGTTTTAATAAAGATGAAGGAAATTGCGGAGAGCTATTTGGGCTCGACGGTTACGGAAGCTGTGATTACGGTTCCGGCTTATTTTAATGATGGGCAGCGCCAAGCCACAAAGGATGCGGGCGCGATTGCGGGGCTGAATGTGTTGCGCATTATCAACGAGCCAACTGCGGCGGCAATTGCGTACGGTCTTGATAAAAAAGGAAAGGGTGAGAGCAATATTTTAATTTTTGATTTGGGTGGAGGCACTTTTGACGTGTCGCTTTTGACAATTGACGATGGGATTTTCGAGGTAAAGGCGACGGCTGGAGACACGCACTTGGGTGGTGAGGATTTCGATAACCGGCTTGTAAATTGGTGTGTTCAAGAATTTAAACGCAAGACCAAGAAGGATCCGACCGGTAATAACCGGGCTTTGCGTAGATTGCGCACTGCGTGCGAGCGCGCCAAGCGAACCCTTTCAGCGTCTGCAGAAACCACAATTGAGGTGGATTCATTGTTTGATGGAACCGACTTTATGACCAAGATTACACGAGCCAAATTTGAAGAGCTGTGCATGGATTTGTTTCGTTCTACTATTGACCCCGTTGACCGTGTTCTCAGAGATTCAAAAATGTCCAAAAACAGCGTTGACGAAATTGTGCTGGTTGGTGGCTCAACGCGCATTCCGAAAGTGTGCAGTTTGCTAACCGAGTATTTTAATGGAAAGGAGCTCAATCGTTCCATTAATCCGGACGAGGCGGTGGCGTATGGCGCGGCAGTTCAGGCGGCGATTTTGACGGGAGACCAGTCGAAGATTACGCAGGATATTTTGTTGCTGGATGTTGCGCCCCTGTCTTTAGGAATTGAGACTGCTGGTGGTGTCATGACCAAGTTGATTGAGCGAAATTCCACGATTCCGTGCAAAAAGGGGCAAACATTCTCAACCTATGCGGATAACCAGCCTGGTGTGTTAATTCAAGTGTTTGAGGGTGAGCGCCAGCTTACCAAAGATAACAACATTCTTGGTAAATTTCAACTGGACGGCATTCCTCCGGCTCCGCGCGGAACTCCGCAGATTGAGGTGACATTTGATTTGGATGCGAATGGCGTGCTCAATGTGAATGCGGTTGATAAAGCTGGCGGCAAATCGAATAAAATCACCATTACAAATGATAAAGGGCGGTTGTCAAAGGATGATATTGAGCGCATGGTTGCTGAAGCGGAAAAATACAAGGAAGAAGATTCAAAGCACAAACAAAAAATTGATGCGCGAAACGGGTTTGAGAATTATGTTTATTCGGTAAAGAATTCAGCTTCTGAACCGGGTATGCAGGAGAAGTTGTCCGAGTCGGACCGCAGCGCAATTGAGGACGCTTGCAAGGCGTCGCTTGAGTGGCTGGAATCTGTGGGTCACAGCGAAACAGAGGCATCCGAGTATGAAGCGCAACAAAAAAAACTGGAAGGAATTGTCAGTCCAATTATTTCAAAACTGTATGCTTCTTCTTCTGATGGAATGCCAGGTGGAATGCCACAACAACAACCACAACCATCGTCCTCTTCCTCCTCTGAACCAAACATCGAAGAACTGGATTAACAACAACTGCAAAATGCTGCTTAAAAATCGCAAAAAAATATATAAAATAAATTATTATTTATTATATATATATATATATATATATATATTTAGGTACAGAAAATGTCTTCTGATAACGTTTTGAGTAAAGAAAAATATATAGAAGAGGGGGATGCTCTATCCCCGTTAAAAAAGACGCGCACCACACCCACGCCCATTTCAAAACACAGGACACCGTCCAAAAAGACGCGTACGCCCATTTCAAAACATAGGACACCGTCCAAAAAGACGCGCACCACACCCACGCCCATTTCAAAACACAGGACACCGTCCAAAAAGACGCGGAGACCCACCAGGACAAACTTTGAAAAGGATTATTATAATCGAAACATTAGAAACGCAACAGCAAATAATGTTACCGAATTTGTTGAGTTTTTTAAAGAAAATTTTGGAGAGGAATCTTTTACAAGATTCATATGGCTATTATCTACTCCCGTAGCTTCGACGCAAGGATATAATTTTAGTGATTCTCCTTCATTTTTGATTGATATTACGAAAGAGTTTTTTGATTTACTAAAAAATATGCCAGATTTACCTCGAATTGTAGTTCCTCTAAGAGAAATCATAGAAAAATATGGTCCAAAAACATTACATGGACCCCCCCTTAATCGTGAAATTTATATTAAACAATGTGATGAAATTGTTGATAAATTTATATCTGATATATCTGATAATAAATTGGATGCTAATAGTGAACTTGCTACAAGTATAAAATTATTTTTCACTCGTGTGGTTTCTATATTACTTGATTTTATCGATAAAAATTCATTGAAAAATACTCCAGAAGCACGCATAGCTGTCCAACAAATAATGAAGGGTATTTTTTCAGTATTTGAAAAATTGATTCGACTTCTCAATGAAAATAAAAAATATTATAAAATGATTCAAGGTTTTACTATAGAAGATTTGATAAAATATGGTAAAGCTGAACGAGAATCTGATATAAAGAAATTAAAAGAAGAAGATGCGGCATATTATAGGGGTGAGTATCAAATTTCACAAGGATTACTCGAGCTTGCTGAAAAACGTCAGGAAGAACGCGACGAACGTAGACGACAACGAGTATATGCAGGGCTAGAAGGAGGAAGAAGAAAAAAGATGCATTCGCGCAATTATTATAAGAAACGCACTCATAAAATACGCGCTTACAAAAAAAAATAGAAGGACCTTGAACTTAAACTTGAACTTAAGTTGGCGGTGAAATGCCTGAACTATATTAACAACAACTACAAAATGCTTCTTTGAAATCGCAAGGTGCCGACCCTTTCATATGATAGATGCACGCCAAAAATGTCAAAATTGGAATGCCAAACATTAGCGATAGTATTGAATAAGTTATAATCGTCACGGTTCCTTGACTCAATAGGGAAGGTGATGGTGATGATTTGTCATCGGTTGTTGAAGAATTGGTGGTGGTGCTAACATTGACAACATTGACATTGGTTTCGACGGATAAAATAAATGTAAACAATATTGAAAATGATAAATATAATGTCAATATTGTTTTTCTTGATATATTTGATATATTATCATGATGTTTCATTGTCTGGTGATTGTCTGAGTTGAATATATTAAAATGAAACATTTATTTTCAATTTTTATTTATTACAAAAATATAAATTGAAAACTTTTCGATTACTTTTAAAATGTTCAGTGTTCGAACTGGAACAAGTCACAACAAGTCAATTATATCATGCAAACTGCAGCCACAGGAAAATCCAAATCAGGAGTAGGCAAGTCATCAGGAATAAAGAGAAGGAACAAGAAGGAGGCATCCGAGTGGTTTCAGAGTCTATCACACATTGAGCAATTATTAGTGAAACAAGAAGCAAACACATCATCCTCGTCAAAAGAGAGAAAAACAAAAAAAGAAATGCACGAGCGCGAGCGTGAACTGCTACTCAAACGACGATCCGAACACGAAGCCCGCATGAAAGCCCAGTTGGAATCCAAAGCGAAAATCACACAACAAATACAAAAATGTCAAGAAATGCGCCGCCAACTGATTCCACTCCAGATGAGGTTGGAACAGATGAAGCTGCATGAATCTCACAATTATCATCCGTACACCCGATCCTCCCATTTCTATTTCAAACTTGGCATCTTGGAATGCGGTATTTCAAATGAGTTGCGGTTGATACGAGATGAAGAAAAAGTCCTTTTTGACATGCAACACAAACACCACTGCATCAAAAAATCAATCACAGACATTATTGAAAAAAGAAAAACATCCTCGTTTTCCTACCCTTACGCAAGACTTTGCGCAAGAATTCAAGCAAAAAATTATGTGGACGACATCTACAACTTGGTGACGGTGTAAATTATAAATTCTAATTTGCACTTGTTGTTGTGGCGGTGTGAATCGCACTACCATTTATTTTTTTTCACACTGATTTTGGGTCCCGCTCCTTTTTTGTTGATGTTCTTCGGGTCATATGACTCTTCTTCATCATCAGAATTTAAATCCTTGCTCATCTCCCAGAATTCTTTACTACCGAGTTTGAACGGTCCGTGCTGCTGCGCCTTGTACCAGAAAATTTGGTCCTGTAGCTTATTCGATTTGGCATTGTTATTTATCACCAAACACTCGAAATTTTCAGTGCACTGGTCCATCACCTGACAGAACGACTCAAATGTCGGAAACATGCCCGCATAATTTTCATAGATTCGTTTTCGGTTACCTATGTACGGCTCTCGCAGGATAAACACGTAGTCAATGTTGGTTCTAAGATTTGGCGGAATGCCTAAAGGATATTGCATTGTGATGACCAGCATAATCTTCCAGTGTCTCCCA